GAACAAGTTTGGACGACAGGAACTCTTGATAGAACAACTTGGGTGGGTTCAACAGTTTATGAACAACCTTATGCTACAGATTACAATGCTTCAGACACACCAACTTTTCCAGTAGTAAATGGTGTTTCTAATGGGGCATCTATTTATTATGAACATGAAGTAGGTGTAAATCAATTAAATGGTGATGGATCTTCAACAGCAATTACATCTTTTATAAAATCAGGAGAGTTTGATTTAAATGGTAATGCAGGTGTTCCAGGAGATGGAGAATTTTTAATGAGTATTAAAAGGTTTCTACCAGACTTTAAACGTATAAGTGGTAACGCAAAAGTAACTATATTTTTAAATGAGTTTCCTCAAGGAACAACTTCAACATCAAGTCCTTTAGGACCTTTTACAATAAGCTCAAGCACATCTAAAGTTGATACAAGAGCAAGAGCAAGGTTAGCTGCTGTTCAAATTGAAAATGAAAATTTAGATGAGAGCTGGAGATACGGTACGTTTAGATTTGATGTTAGAGTGGATGGTAGAAGATAATGGCAAAAATAACAATACAAATACCTGAACCTAAAACTGAATATTCTCAAGAAGATCAAAGACAAATACTTCAAGCCTTAAGAACTCTTCAGTCTCAGTTGAATTTTTCATATGAGAATGATATAAAAAACAAACAAGATGCATTTACTTATTTTTTATCATGACAATACAATATAAAAGTACAACCTATAGTCTTACAACAACCAACTTAACAACTGTGTTGACTATATCAACTTCATCTTCAGCAATATGTAAAATGGTTCAAGGATCTCATGCAACTGCAAGTAATGTTGATGTTGATCTTTATTTAAAAAAATCAGGAGGATCAGATGTTGAGATAGGTCATGCGGTTTTAAACAAGTCATCTGAAAACCTTATAAAAGATACTTTAAATTTAGAAGGTGGTGACATATTAAAAATTCAAGCAGATACAGCTAATGAAATTACAGGTGTTGTAAGCTACGCACAAATAGATAGATCTCAAGAAAATGGCTAAAAAGAAAGCACTCTTTGGAGTTAGCAATTACCATAAAAGAACACCTAAAAAACGTCCTGGTGTCCATACAAAAAATCAAAATAAAAGAAAACCACATCGTAAGAAATATATTGGACAAGGGCGTTAATATATTGTAATTAAATACAATGACCGTATATCAAAAAGTTAAATGTAAAACTAAAACTATCTATAGAAGTATTAAGACAGGTGAAAGATACGAGACAGAAGAAGCTTTTTTAGCTGAGCATCCTAAAGAAGATTTAGCTACTGACGTTGAAGTTCAAGTTCCTGATCTTCCTATATTTGGTAGCACACAATGAATCCATTAGGTGGAACAGAACTACAGCTTGGTTTTCTGCAAAAGTATGTTTCTAAAGAATTATTAGATAAGTTTCAAATATGCACTTCAGTTCCACACAAAGTTCCTTTATCAAAAGATAAAATAAATATTCTTTGGCAAAAAATGGCTCCTGATCAACCTCACTTTCAAGAGTTCTTTAAAGATCCCGAGCAAATAAAACAATATGATTATTATGTTTTTAATAGCCATTGGAACTATGAACAGTTTAGAAAAACTTTTTCATTACCTGAGCATTTATGTACGGTAATAAAAAACGGAATTCCTGATATTAAAAAAAGAGATCCTAAACTTAAAAAAGAAAAAATAAAATTAATATATCAACCAACACCTTGGAGAGGCCTATCTGTCTTATTAGGTGCTATGCAGTTAGTAAATAATAAAAACATAACTTTAGATGTGTATAGTAGTACACAGGTTTATGGAGATGAATTTAAGGAAAAAAATGATCATTCATATCAAGACTTATATGATCAATGTGAAAAGTTACCTAATGTAAATTATATAGGATATAAACCTAATGACTATATTTTAGAAAACTTACATACCTATGATGCATTTGTTTATCCTAATATTTGGGAAGAGACTTCTTGTATATCAGCAATTGAAGCTTTAGCTTGTGGACTGTATGTAGCAACAACGGACAACGGAGCACTTTATGAAACTTGTTCTGAGTTTCCAATTTATATACCTATGGACAAAGACTGGAAAAATTTAGCTATGCAATTTGCAGCTGTAATAGATCAAATACCTGGACAATTGAATGAGGTTGGGTGTCATAATCATTTAGAGTTTCAACAAAAATTCTTTAATCATTTTTATAATTGGAAAGTTATTGCAGGACACTGGAATGGATTTCTACAAGGAGTTTTAACAAATGCAAGATCCAAGTAAACCAATTTGGTTTGGTAAAAACGCAAAAACAGAACCTAAAACAAAAAGTAAGTATAGATTTTTTGTAGGTACTCCTGTTCATAGCGATGTATCCATACATTATTTTCAAGCTTGTCTAGAGTTTCAAAAACAATGTATGAAGAAAGATGTATTAACTTGTTTTCAAGTAATGAAATCTTCTTTAGTTACTCAAGGTAGAAATTTATGTGTGTCTAGTTTTATGGAGACAGATAGTACACATTTGTTATTTATTGATTCAGACATAGATTTTGATAGTGAATCTATATTTAAAATGGCAGACACAAACAAAGATGTAATATCAGTGCCTTACCCACTTAAGACTTTCAACTGGGAAAAAGGTTTTAATAAGGTAAAAGCAGGCATAATTAAAAATGCTGAAGATCTTAAATATAAAGGCTTCTATCAATATCCTATGAAAGTAAAAGACGAACAGAATATAAAGATGGATAAAAATGGAGTTATTGAAGTTACTCATTCACCTACTGGATGTATGCTTATAAAAAGAGAAGTCATTGAAAAGATGATTAAAGCTTATCCTGAAAAAGAGATAATACAAAAAACTATTATTAACGGTAAAATGGAAACAAAACCATATTTATATAATCTTTTTGACACTGATTTTGATCCTGAGACTAAAACTTATTTGGGAGAAGACTTTGCTTTTTGTAAGAGATGGAAAAAAATAGGTGGTAAATGTCATGCTCTTATAACAGAGAAAATAAGTCATATAGGAGAACACCAATATAGAGGGTCTTTTTCCGATGAGTTGTCAAAGACCTCATAAAATGGTAATATTTACCAATTAGCTAATTTTAAGGATTACATAATATATGTTACAATTTTTACCCTATGCACTGGCCGCCTACGGAGGATACAAAGGTTATAAAGGATCCAAAGACGCTGGTGGATCAGGACTTCAAAGAATATTAGGCGGACTTACAGGAGCAGCAGCTGGATACTACGGTGGTAAAGGTGTCTTGGCTGGAGGTTCAGCAATGGGCGTACCTGGTTTTTCTGCAGCGCAAACTGGATTTACACCCTTCACTTCATTAGGACCAATACAAGCTTTAGGTCGAACACAAGCTGGCGCAATGTTAGGATTACCACAACAAGCATCAGTATTAAATCCTGCGGGTCAAATGGCAGTTGGTCAAGCTACTATGCCAGCGGTAAGTGCAGCAACAGCTGCAGGTACAGCGGCAACGGCAGGCGGACCTGGAGGCACACCAGCTGAACAAAACTTTTTACAAAAATTATTTACACAACAAAGATTAAACGAGAGAGGTGACTTCACAGGTGAATTACAAATTGATCCTATGAAAGCTGCATTAGCAGTAGGAGCAGGAACATATTTTGGAGGTGCATTTGATCCTAAACCACAAGACGTTTTTACTCCAACTTATAATTTAGCAGTAGCAGATTTACAAAAAGCAAGAGGTGGTTTTAGATACATAGATCCTGAAACAGGTGTAGAGAAAACATTTGAACAACCTTACATACCTGAAGCTGATCCTAAAAATCAAGGAGACTTTAGACAAGGTCCATACGCAATAGAGGCAGACAGATATAACAAAGGTGGTTTAGCAGAAATAAAAAAATTTAATGAAGGTGGTATTAACTACCTTCCAAGTAAAAGAACTCATGACGAAGATGATTCTGTAAATTATGTGAGAGCATCAGGATATGTCGAAGATGGGTCAGGCACAGGAGACAAAGACGAAGATACAATGTTAGCTCAATTAGCAGACGGAGAGTTTGTAACAAGAGCAGATGGAGTGTTAGGCGCTGGAATCATTGCTGGAGGAAACCCTAATAGCATGAAAGATATGAGAGAAAAAGGTGCAAAATACTTCTATGACCAACAAGCTCGATACAAACGAGTTTTTGATTTATTACAGAAGGGCAAAGATGCACAAACAAAAGTTAGCTAAACCAGATCTATCAGTTTTATCTGTAGAACCTAAATTCATTGATAAGTTTTGGCCGTTGTGTGATTTTATGGTAGCTGAAGCTTTAAATTACTCAGGTGGTTTTGCTACAGCTAAAGATATCAAAGATCTACTTAAAAAAGATGAAGCTCAATTATTTTTGGTTTTTGGAAGTGATGAAGAAGAATTAAATCAAGTTTTCGGTTTATTTGTAACTCGAATAGCAGCGTTACCTGCTTACTCTCAACTTGAAGCAATTATTTGTACAGGAAGAAAAAGACATTTATGGGAGGACAAGATAGTGAAAACAGTTACAAAATTTGCTAAACTTAATGGATGTAAAAAACTAAGCTTTTGGGTAAGACCAGGTTGGTCAAGAGTATCTAAAAAATGGGGTTGGAAAGCTAAACATATTCAAATGGAGAGAGAAGTCTAATGGGATCAATAGTAAGTAGTATATTTGGCGGCGGCGGTGGATCTGCACCTGCACAACCTTCATCAAGTGGAACATCTTTTAATACATCAGTTATAAGAGAAGCACCAGGAGTAGAAGAACGTAAAATAGAACTTATGGATCTAGCTAGAGGAATAGCTGGTCAACCTATTAATATTCCTGCAATGCAAGTTGCTGGTCTTGGAGCTTTAGAGCAACAAGGTATAACAGCGGCAGGCCAAACAGGAGTTGGTGCTCCTACAGTAACATCGGGCATCGGACAATTACTTGCTGCTCAGACACCAAATATTTCACAATTTTTTAATCCATATCAATCATATGTTACAGATGAAATTAATAGACAAGCTGGAATTGCACAAAATCAATTAAGTGCTCAAGCAGTTATGCAAGGTGCTTTCGGTGGAGGTAGAGAAGGAGTTCAAAGAGGAGAATTAGAAAACGCAAGATTAAGACAAATAGGTCAAGCACAACAACAAGGTTTTGGAACAGCGTTACAAGCTGCACAAAACCAACAACAAATGCAAGGCAATATAGGAAGCCAATTAGCTAATATAGGACAAGGCCAACAACAGATGGCACAAGCAGATATAAATCAATTAATGCAAGCTGGTGGGTTACAAAGACAACTTGCACAAGCAACTACAGATGCTGCTAGACAATCACAATTACAACAGGCTTACGAACCTTATCAAAGAGCAGAGTTCTTATCTAATATTTATGCAGCTGGACCTAAATCACAATCATCGATTGGTACAACTACAGCTCCTACAACAAGTCCTTTAGCTCAATCAGTAGGTACAGGCATAGGCGCATTCCAAGCATTTCAAGGTATGCAGGGAGGGAGATAATGTCCCTAGATAAAGTTTTAAACAGACCACTGTTTCGGCAACAAGCTTTAAAGAAAGGTGCATTAAAACCTGTTAGAGCTAGAGTAGGAACAATGGTTGGCCTTCCAACAGGCGGTTCAACAGCTTTCAATCCAATGAGAGTACCTACAATTAATCAACAAGGTTTTTTTGGTAGAAACGTTAGACCAGCCATGCAAAGAACTGGTCGATTTTTAAAAAATTCATTTGGTATACGGCCGTTAATATCATCTACTGGAACTTACATGTTGTCTGATGATATTTTAACAAAACTTGGTGTAACAGGTCCTCTAAAAACAGGAATAAATTTTGCAGCTGGTATTGCAGGAGCTACGCCTTATGGCAGAGCAATAGGTTATGGTTATTCAGGTTTAAAAGGTTTGAGTGCTTTAGCTGATAAAGTAAGAAGAGATAATCCAAATTCTATGATTGGCCTTGATAAAAAGGATCCTACTCAAAATAC